CACATGGGTCCAGGGGCGGTATTTCCAGCGTGCGGCAACGAGGGAGAACAAGAATGTGATGATCGTCACGCACTCCCGTGCGGCGACGAACAGCATGTTTGGGATGTCGAGGACGATGGAAGAACACTTACCGCCGATTTTGAAGCCGGAGGTCCGGTATTCGGGCAAGAACGAGTTGGTATGGGGCAAGTTGGGCAGTGAGTACGGTTTGGCGACAGTAGGAGGCCGTGAGGTACGGGGTTCCAAGACGGATTTCCTGCACTGTTCGGAGGTTGCCTTTTGGGGGGACGGTGGGGAGGACTACCTGACGGGCTTGTTGAACACGGTGGTGCAGGGGTACGAGACGGAGGTCATTTTAGAATCCACCGCCAACGGGGTAGGCGGAGTATTCTACGACATGTTTTGGGCTGCGGAGGCAGGGGACAGTGGTTTTGAGGCGGTATTCATCCCCTGGTACTGTTATTCGCACTACAAGAAGCCGTTTGGGACGTTGGAGGAGCGGCAGGCGTTTGCGGACATGGTAGGAACAGACGCGAGGTATGGGGGCGAGGAGGAGAAGTTGTTGTTGGAGCAGGAGATTTCCTTTGACGTAGGGGAAGATCCGTTAGCGGAGTTAGCTCCATCGGACATTACGATACCGGAGGTTCAGTCGGCATCCTCCACTACCGAGGAGGAAGCAGGAGAGAACCCGAACGAGTTCATATTTCGGGTAACGTTGGAGCATTTGCATTGGAGGCGGGAGTGCATTCGGACGCAGTGTCAGGGGGATTTGGACAAGTTCCACCAGGAGTATCCGAGTTCGGCGAGGGAGGCGTTTGTCACAACGGGACGGGGGGTATTTGACCGGGAGGTATTGAACGAGTTGTACATGAAGTCGCAGAAGCTGATGCGGGAAGATCCGGCATGGCAGTACACGATACCGGTGAAGCGGAGGAAGCCGGATGGTCGCAATGCGTACTTGCTGGAGCCTGTGGAGGCGGCTGGAGAGAAGGCGGCAGAGTTGACGGTATGGCGGATGCCGAGGGCAGGTCGGGAGTATCGGATTGGGGCAGACGTATCGGAGGGGATAGAGGTAGGGACGCGGGACACGGACTACAGTGTTGCGGTGGTTTTGGACGCAGAGACGTATGAGGAGTGTGCGACCTTGAGGACAAAGATCGACCCGGATTTGTTTGCATGGCAGTTAACGGCCTTGGGCCGTTGGTACAACGAGGCGTTACTGACGGTGGAGAGCAACAACCACGGGCTGGTAACGCTCAAGTTCCTGCAGGAGTTCCACAACTACCCGAACCTGTACTTTGACAAGACGTTGGACGAGAGGTCGAACCGGGCGACACGCAAGATTGGGTTCAAGACATCGGTAAAGACGAAGCCGGTGTTGGTGGACTACTTACGGGAGTTAATCCGTGAGCGTGAACTGGTCGTACACAGCCCACGGGTGATTGACGAGTTACAGACGTTTGTTTTTTTACCGAACGGCAAGACGGCAGCGCAGTTGGGATCGCACGATGACTGTGTGATGGCGTTGGCGTTAGCAGCATTATCGTGCAAGTTGCACCCCTGGAGCAGTGCGCCGAGTCGTGGGGACACTTGGCATGGTGCCCCAGCGTACCAACAAACCAAGTGGGGGGTTTACATTCCGCCGAGCATATAGTATTGAGGTCTTAGACAAATTAAGTCATAATGTCTAAAAAAAAGAAAAAACCATGCATCAAACGCAAGAAACCAGTAGCCAGACGGTGGACCGAGGCCGAGCCGCCAGCCCCCGTCAGGTGGGTTATCGGATGCCCAAGAGATCTAAAAAAGCCATCGCGACAAGGGGCTACGGTCTAAGCGCGTTGGAAATCGGAGCCTGTGGGTGTTGCACCCCAGCCAGGTAATCACCATCAACCCCAACGAACGTAGGAGTAGAAGGCCATGTACGGAAAAAAAATGATGAAGAAGCCTGCCGGGAAGTCGGCAAAGAAGATGTCTCCGGCGATGCAGAAGCAAATGATGATGATGAAGGCCAAGAAGGGGATGAAGAAGAAGTGACCCCGGAGAACGAAGAAAACTACGACGTGATCGTAGTAGACATGGACCCGTTGGTAGATGAACTGGTGGAGATCCGGGCGTTGTTAGAGCGTCTGGTCTACCACGTTGAGGAACGTGGAAAAGAAAAGGAAGATTTTTGGGAATACGTCAAGTGACCAAAAGATCTCGCAACTACCGCAAGGAGTACGATGACTACCACGGAACAGCAGCGCAGAAGAAGGCCCGTGCCGCAAGGAACACGGCCCGTCGGCGCATGGTGGGAGCGGGACGCCTTACGAAGGGGGACCGGAGTAAGGAAGTGGACCACCGCGATGGAAACCCAAGAAACAACAAATCAAGCAATTTGCGAGTAATCAGCAAGACGGCGAACCGAAAGAAGCAGTAATGGCAGTAGCCCCAGGAATGACGGAAGAAGAAATTCTAGCCCAGGAAGGAGGTGATCCAGATCTGCAGTCATTTGATGACGAGATGCCATCGGAAGTGGAGGTAGAGGTCAAGGTTGTGTCGGCCCCACTGGACGACATTGGCAAGGCGGTTCGGGAGTTGTTTGAGAAGAGCAAGGAGTACCGTCAGGAGAACGAGTTGATCTGGCGGGACGCCTATGATGCGTACCGTGCGAAGTATCCAGAGAAGATCAGCAGTGCTGCTGGGGACAACGTTGCCGCGAGGAGGGGGATTTTCATCAACCAGACTCGCCGCAAGGTCAACAGTGCGAAGGTCAAGATCGGCAGTCTCCTCTTTGACGATGGAAGAATCCCATTTTCGGTAACCCCTTCCAGAAAGCCGAGGTACTTGCCTCCGGACTTGGTACAGCAGGGGTTGCAGGGCTATCAACTGCTGGACGCAGTGCAGCAGAGAGCGCAGAACATGGAGGATCGGATACGGGATGTGCTGGACCAGACGCACTACTTGGATTCGTTGCAGGACGCAGTACATGAGCTTTGCTTGTACGGCACCTGTGTCACGAAGTCCCCGATGCTGGAGTACATCAACTATCCGGTATACCAGACAAGCCAAGTGATGGACCCGATGTCGGGCCAGTTCATGGAGCAGATAGAGGCTCAGATTGAATCGGAACTGGTTCCATCGGTGGACTATGTAAGCATTTGGAACATTTTCCCAACACCAGAGGCCAGCAGCGCAGAAGACGCGGAGTACATCATCCACCGGAGTTTCCTTTCATCGATTCAGTTACGGGAGTTGGGAAAAAGCCAGGAAGGGTTCTTGCCGGAGGTCATCGATGAGGTGATCAGTGACAACATTGGCAGTGTAGAGGGGCAGGACCAGAGTGAGCATCCGAAGACGTTGGACGAGACGAACTCGCACCGGGTGAAGAAATTTGAGGTGCTGGAGTTCTGGGGCAAGATGGACGCGGATGATCTAAAGGCGCATCTACCGATAGAGGACGACTTCACAGGAACGTTGGACATTGTCTGCCATGTGGTCGGCCACAAGGTGATCAAGATGGCGATCAACCCGTTTGATGGCCGCAAGCCTTATGATTTTGCGTACTGGCAGCGGAATCCGGAGAGCATTTGGGGCGATGGAATCTACTACGCGATTCGGGACATCCAGCATTTAATCAACTTCAGTTACGCGATGTTGGTCGAAGGGAAGGAATTATCGGCAGTCCCGATGACGGTGGTCAATCCGGCAGCATTTGAAAGTGGCAGTGACCTGGAGTCAATCCGCGCAGGCAAGCAGTTCAAGGTCAGATCGGGGATGAGTGTGCAGGACGCTTTTTCTTCGGTAGTGATTCCGGACGTAACCAACGGGTTGATCAACCTAATCCAAGTCTTGGAGAAAGAAGCAGACCTCGACAGTGGTCAGACGGCGATTGGGTATGGGGACATGTCTCCGGCGCAGACCCGCACAGCGACAGGGATGAGCATCCTCAACAGCAACGCGAACAAGCAGACGGCGGATGTTGTTCGTTCGGTTTCAGACATGATCACCCGCAACATTGAGGCGATCTACCGTTGGATCATGGTAGACAGTGGGGACATGAGTCTGAAGGGGGACTACGAGGCGATCTGCACAGGCTGGACGCAGTATGTAGCAAAGGAAGTCCACAACACGCAATTGATTCAGTTCCTTTCCACAATTGGCCAGTTACCGCAGTTACAGAACTACATCCGCTACGACGCCTTTGTGCAGCCGTTGGTACGAGCGTTCAATCTAGATCCGGAGATGATCGTCAAATCGGAGCAGGAGGTTCAGCAGGCCCAGCAACAGCTAACGCAGCAGCAGGCCCAGCAAGCGCAGCAGATGGAGCAGATGAAGATCCAGTCGTTGCAGCAGGAACTCCAATTACGCAGCGAATTTGAAAAGACGAAGGCCATTTTGGATGAAAAGAAGGCAGCCAGCGAGGACATCCGCCAGAGTCAGATTCAAGAGCGGATGGAGTTATTGAGGCAGGGGAATGTATTGCGGGAGGCGATACCAGATTATTACGGAATGAGCATGTTGATCAACGAGGAGCAGCAGAAGCAGTTGCAACAGCAACAAATGCAGCAACAGGCGCAACAGGCGATGCAGGCGCAACAGGCGCAGGCGGCACAGCAGCAGGCGATGCAGGCAGCGCAACAGGAACAGGAGAGGATGCGTCAGGCGCAGGTAGCGCAGTTGAATGCATTGGCGCAGCAGCGGGGGCAGGAGGCGCAACTGCAGGCGCAGGGAGGAGAGAGCAATCCCCGCCAGTTGATGGCGCAGCAGCGCCAGGAAGCCAATGACCAAACGAATATGATGAATTGATGGACGCAAGGCTAATTACGACCTTAGTGGAATCACCCGGTTGGAAAGTGCTGTACCGGCATTTACTCCAATCGATCAAGGACACGGAGGAGCAGTTGGTATCTGCGAACATCGAAACCGAAGCCAAGAGGCTTCAATTTGCCCAATGGAAGGGCTATCGGGAGGCAATGCAGGAGGTCTTGTCATTGCCAATGAACCCACAAGCCGTCCGCCAAAACTCAGATCCATGATTCAATGGGCACCCTGAGAAGCGCAGAACCTAGAGAGAGCAACTATGGCAGAAGAGTCAAGGCAAGTCAGTGAAGAAACTTCGGTGGCGTCTCCCACAGTGGAGGACACAGCCCCAGAGTTGACGGATGACCAGTTATGGGACCAAGCAGGAAATCCTCCTGCTGCTGCAGGAGAGGAGTCCGAGCCGGAGACGCAGGACGTAAGTGATGACGCATCTTCCACTACCGAGGAAGAGGGGGAATCAGAGGTCTTTGAAGTAGAGGCACCCTCTGAGCCAACCGCCGAGGAGAAGAAGGAGCAGCACAACTACGAAAAGCGGTACCGGGATTTGGAGAGGGAGTTCCACCGACGCAACGAGGAGACGAAGGAACTGAGGGATCAGTTCCAACAGTTACGCCTGGAGCGGTTGGAGATGGAACGAGCGTTGGAGCAGATGCGTCAGCAACAACCACTGGCTCCAGAAACGTCAAAAGAGCCAACTCCGTTGGACGAAGACTGGTTTGACCCGAACACCAAGCAGACGTTGGAAGAATTCCAAGAACTGACTTCTGCGTACAAGAAGCTCATTGCTCATGAGATCGCTAAGGCGACACAGAACATCAATCCAGGGGTTCCAGACGAACGTTTGGAAAACTTGGAGCAAGTAGCCCAGCAGTACAAAGCGAATCAGTATCGGTTGCAGCACGCAGCCTACATGAGGACGCATGTTGGTGGGGACTACATGGATATTGACAAGAGTCCGGAGTTTTACGAATACGTCAATGCCAGCCCGGTACGCCTAGCGGCAATGACACAATCGATGAATCCGGAGGATCACGCGGCAGTCATGAACGACTTTCTCAACACCCCAGTGGGGCGGGAAAGGTTCAGAGAGGAAGCAACAGCCGCAGAGGCACCAGGACAACAAACGGTGGAGCAGCCGCAGGGGCCACCAAAAGAGACGCAAGGCGCTGTACGCCGGAAGGCAGCACAGGGTCTGTTAAAGAATAGTAATCCTAGACAGTCGGAGAGACGACCAGAGGACATGTCGGACGAAGAACTTTGGGAGTCCATCGCGGTCTAGATTTAAAAGAATCGACTATCTGTTGATTAACCATTTAGGTTAATGACCAGATAGCCTGTTGAAAGGACAGAAAAATGGCTATCAACGCAGGAACTGGCCTGCTTACGGGATCATCTTACGGTGATCTGAGCAAGCACGACGCCTACACCATCCAAAAAAGAATGCTTCCGATTGCGAAGCGTTTACTCACCTTCAGCAAATTTGCTCAACGCGAAACCAAGCCACAGAAAGAGGGTCTGGAGATTCGTCACAGACGGTACGAGCGGTTCCCGATTGTGGACACGCCGATTGCCGAAGGGGTGACCCCGAATTTCGTAAATCTCCAGCACACGACCATCAAGCACAACTTGCAGCAGTATGGTTCGTATGTGAACACCACCGACATTATGTTGGCCGCAAGCCACGATCCGATTGTCCAAGTGATCACAGAGCGACAGGCGCAGCAAGCAGGCGAGACGCTGGACTTCATCTCCTACAAGGAATTCCGAGCAGGATCACAGGTAGGGTACGCACGTTCTGCAGGAGCAACCGGCAGAAGTGACGTGAACTACACGATTGCCAACAAAAACGCTGCGGCAGGAACAGCGGCAACGACCTTGTTGGACCGTGCGATCCGAGTCTTGGAGAACAACGACGCGACCAAGTTGAAAGAGCAGTTGGATGCCACCGACGGTGTCTCCACCAGCCCAATCCGTGAGTCCTTCGTTGCGATTGGCCATGTGGATCTACGTCAGGATCTGGAAGCACTTCCGGGTTATGTGCCCGTTGAGCAGTATGCCGATCAGGGTGATGTGATGGACGGAGAGGTAGGAGCCGCACGCGGAATTCGCTTCATTCTGACCACACAGGCGATGCCTTTCAAAGGTGCTGGAGCGGCGGTAGGTGCTACCGGCCTCAAGTCCACTGGCGGAAACATTGACGTGTACCCAATTGTAATAATGGCTGCAGACTTCGGTGGATGTGCCACGTTGGGTGGGAAGGATTCACTCCGATCCAAGGTAGTGAGCCCAAAACCTGGCCCTGGCGATCCATTGGGACAGAGAGGAACGGTTGCATGGGACACAATGTATTCTTGTGTAATCTTGCAAGATCTCTATCTCTACCGCATCGAAGTTGGCGCAACTAACATCTAATTACAATAGCCCTACCCTTGGGTGGGGCGATTCCAAGTTAGGAGATAATAATGGAATCGATTCTCGTTAAACACATCAACATGCCTCAGACGAGCAAGCATGTTCGGGTTCAAGCAGCGGATGTTGCCGCCGCAGGAACCTACACCTTTGACATTGTTGTGCCGGAAGGCGCAATCGTGGAGAAGGCCAACGTCGTCGTCAAGACCGCCTTCGACAACGGCACTTCAGCCGCTGTGCAGGTTGGCGACATCAATACAGTGGATTCCTTCTTGGCATCCACCAGCATTAAGGCTGCAGCCCGAACCGAGTCCCCTGCTGCAAAGCAGATGACCGCCGTGACGGCCTACACCGCAACGGACGATGGCGAAGACAACTATGTGGTACGGGCAACCGTAACCACCGTTGGAGCCGCTGCCACCGCAGGAGACATGTACTTCTGGGTGGATTTCCGTTTCGAGCCAAACGTAGCGTACTCTTAACCGTTTGACTCCCGATGTCTCCCATCGTGGGGGGCGTCGGGAATTTAGCAACCCTTAAAAAGCGAGAAGACCAATGGCAGTAGCCGGAGGACTTTTACCAGAAGAGAACAAATTACCGGAGCCAACGCTTCACGAATCCTACAAACGAACAGGTGAGGATCAGTTCACCTTCGTTAAGGAGGGGTTGGAGATGGCCCAAGTTGTTGATGTCAAGCATCGTCCAGCCGATGGGCATGTGGTGGCTCAGATTGACAGTGGAGACGAGGTATGGGACTTGGGTCCGGTGCCGGTCACGGTGGACACCCACACGATCATCATCCCCCGCAACAAGCCGGTGCTGCTTCCGATTCAACATTTTAACGCACTTAGTGACACGGTCAGAACCCGTTACCTGCAACCCGATCCAATGAGATCGTTGGTAGGACGTTCATCACGAAGGTTTCAACTGCGGGCGGTTCGGTGGCCAAAGAATGCGTCAAAGCCGGTAGATGAAAGCATGGAGAGATTTGAAGTCATTGAGATCAATCAGTGAATAGAAGAGAGATCCGAGAGCGGGTAGAGGAGGCGTTGCAGGATGGAGACAACCGCCGTTGGACGAATAGCGAGATCAATCGCTACATCGATGACGCCCAACGGGAGTTTGTCCGCATCAGCAGGCAACCACAGGTCACGGCAACGGTTTCTTTATCTGGCGGTGGACCAGCAACTACCGTAGCAGGAACCGCCACGGTGGATGGCAAGACGGTCACAGTAACCACCGCATCGGCTCACGGACTTAGCACAGGGGACACGGTAGTGATCTCCAACCAAAGTTATGTGATCACGAAGTTGACGGAGACGATCTTCCGGTACTTGACGGAAGGAGAGCAGCAACCAGGGGCAATCAGCTATCTTCCAACTGATCCGGTGCTAACGGTTCCAGACAGTATTGAGGAGATCGTCTCCGCCAGCCTCGACGGGATCAATCTGGCAATCATGAGTGAAGGGGAGTTGGACGCAGCGGTGTTCCGGTACAGTAGCGGTGCAGATTTTCTAAACGGGGTATTCGGCGTTGTGCCAAACCCATTCACAACAATACGAGCAAACTACACCCTCAACGCCACACCCAAATGGAGAGAGCGGAATGGTCCAGTGGAGGCGATTGTTTTCAACAATGCATCCGCTAGAAGTTTCCGCATTTTCCCACTTCCCGCACGCGATGAGGATCTTTTCATTGATCCGGACGCAACCACGAAGGTCTTCAAGGAGATTACTCTCCGTGGCCTGCCAAGAATTTTAGACACAACCGATGATGCTGCAGAGCCGATTATTGGGCACTTTTACCATGAATCGTTAGTATTCGGTGCGCTGGAGAGAGCGTACAACCGCGAGGGGCAGACCAGAAATGCTGAAAAAGGACAGGTGTACCGAATGAGGTTCATGGAATTGGCAGCAGAAGCAAAACTTCAAGAAGGGATCAATTCTCTCAGCAGAAGTGAAGGTCGCAACGAAAGTTATTTCCGAGTAACCCGCTAATGGCATACGGAATTTACGATTTTGATGTGGAGCAGGGGACAACTTTTGGGTTGGACGTGACGTTCAATGACGAAGAAGGGACGTTGCGCCAGTTGGCAAACTACGAGGCCCGGATTGACATCCGGACGTACCGTGGGGCACCAACGGCAACGGACACATGGAACACAGGGGAAGAGATTACGGTGTATGACACCGCTCCAAATTTACGATTAACCGTACCTGCGTCAAAGACGGCAACCTATGCCGTGGGCTCATACGATTACGACTTGGAGATTGAATTGTCAGGAGTAGTGGAAAAGTTGCTACAAGGAAAAATCAGAATCACAGGTGAGGCCACGCGATGACTACTCGCGCACAAGTTACAGTAGCAGCCCAAGGTACCCAAGGACCACCGGGCTTACGTTGGATGGGGGTATATGATCCCACGGCTGCCTACACGGTACGGGATCTAGTAAGAGATGATGACAACAATATCTTGTACATCGTCGTTACAGATGTCCCAGCGAACAGCAATTTTCTGCTGACGAACGAAACCTACTTTGATGTCTTTGCAATTCAAGTAGTCCGTTCTCCAGGGATGCAGTGGCGGGGGACGTATGATGCCAATCAAGACTACGCTCCCAAGGATCTAGTTCGGGACAGTGCCACCAACAATGTGTACTACCTCAATGTTTCGGTAGCACGGAACAGTAATCCGGATTTTACGAATTCTGCGACAGCCGATTTGGTTTTGCAGGGGGTGGAAGTCAGTGACGCGGACATTCAGTCATTGAACACGTTGGCCCCGTACACTGCCAGTTTACAGAGTGTTGCTGGAATCGTAGCAGACGTATCGACGGTAAGTGGCATTTCGGCAAACGTAACAACGGTAGCAGGGAGTGATGCATCCGTCACTGCCGTTGCGACCAATCTAGGGCAAGGGGCTGCCAGTGAGATTGTCTTGGTTGGAGACAACATCACCGACGTGGTGACGGTGGCAGCACAAATCAACAACAATGCCAGTGCGCTGAATACGGCACTAACGAACGCAACCAATGCGGCAAGTTCGGCAACAGCAGCAGCAACTAGCGCAACGAACGCTGGAACCAGTGAAACGAATGCGGCAGCCAGCGAAACTGCAGCAGACAACGCATACAATGATGCAAAGAAACTAGCGGTCAATGCTCACAACAGTCAGTACACCCTGACAGACACATCGACAGGCTATTCAGCATTGCACTATGCCACGGAGGCCAGCAATTCACTCAGTGCGGTCAACGACAAGTTTTTGGGTTCGTACACGACAGCAAACTTGCCATCTTCCAACGTGACCACAGGAGCGATTGCATACGATTCAACGGTATCTCGTTTAAAGATTTGGGACGGATCGCAGTGGTTATTGGGGCTGGAAGGAGATCAAGGTCCATCGGGTCCAGGGATCACAGCAGTAAACTATGATTCGGCCACAGACACGTTATCAATCACTTATGATGCTCCAGGGACATCGATTGCGGAAGATCCGAGGATTGGTACAGAAGATATTAATTTTGGGCCATACGCCATTAAATACTCCAACTCCTTTACGTTGGTTGCAGATTTACCATCAGCCACTTCGTATCCGGGGATGTTTGCGGTAGCCAATGGCGTTCCTCATTTTTCACATGGAGGAAGTTGGTACGCGATCACCTATAACAACACTCCTGTTTTGAGTAACTGATGGCAGTCAAAGCTAGCGGAGCCTTGGTCTTTGGCCAAGTAAACAGTGACGACATCAGGACGGAGTTTGGGGAATTTGACCCATCGAAAGGCTTGGCAGAATACTTTAGTGCTTCAACAGCCTTGCCGGATTCGGGGAATGCGATTGCTTTCAGTGATTTTTATGGAACAGCCAATCTACGTCTGAATTTAGCAATTTCACAATCAGCAAATCCTACGCTGGAAGCAGCCTACGCAGGGCAAGCGGAGGTTGTTTACAATCCAGAGCCAGTGACTTTTGCGAACGCAACGGATTTTGGCTACACGATTACGGGATCTACGGACAGCCAAGCAGAGAGTGAAGGGTATCGGACACTAACTCGCAACAACACAACCTACTATGCGGTGGGAAGTGAAAGCAATGCCCCGATTGCTTCGCAATCAGTAGCTTTTGTGCCAGATTCGCAGATTTTGACAACATCAAACGGAAATTTGTTTGGTTGGACAAGAACCAATCCAGCGGAACTTCTCTCAGGAACCAATAAAGTCATTTGGAGAGACAATCTAAGCCAAGAGTTGGTGGAAGATGATGAGTTTTTTGAAGGCAACATTGTCTACTTCCTAAAAATCCCTCAGTTG